AAGTAACCGGTGTAGTAGGATCAGCCAAGAAAAAAGTTGTTACAAAAAAAAGTTGTTCTTGTTAGTAGTACCCCGTATTTTGCTGTTTGTAAACACAATTCGGGCTACAGGGAGGCTTTTTTACGTGTTGACTGCAAGATCGGCGAGATAAAAATTAAACCTGTGTTCTGAGGTGATAAAGTGAAACAACACACCAGAACAGTTGACGGAGTTAACAGAGGGTCAGAAGGAGAAGCTTAAAGAGTGGTGGGAACCTAAAGTATGGGATATTTGCGCTATATTCGGCCGCAACGGGGAATTTATTTGGAAAAAAAGTTTGGGCGGTGACTTGTTAAACAAACACAATTTAACAAAGGATACCGTTTTACCTTTGCTTTCTATTGGTCAGATGATAGAACTGCTTGCTGAGAGGGATCCAAGTTCATGGGGCATAGAGTGTAGTAAATGCGGAGGTTGGTATATAACATCATGCAATTTATACGGGCCTAAATATTATGTTTCAAATCACGGGAAAGATTTTGTCGAGCTTGCCGACGCTCTTTTTCAAGCCATGAAGGAGGCATTGTGATGAAAGAAGCAGAAATACGCCAAGACCTTATTGATTGGAGAGACGGAGAAATAGAGAGTCTGTTTTATCATCCTGAGGTAAAGACATATCCAACAGAAGATGAAGTAGTTCTTACTGGAAAAGCTAGTGGAGGAATAGAGCATGCATGAACAAGAGCTTCATCCCAAAGAACTTAAATTAATAAAATTTATTCGCGATCTAAAATACGGTACGATCAAGGAATTAAAGATCCAGCACGGCCTGCCGGAACGGGCCGAATTACCTTTAAAGAGTGTAAAATTCGAGGAATAACTTAATAATATTCTCATACTGGAATAACCAGATTGGGGAGGCCGAGAGGCAAGGGCATTTAGAAGTGCTTTTGCTTCTCTGTCTCCCCTTTTTTATTTTAAGGGTGATCTTATGAGTAAAGTTGAACTGGAAGCTGAAGTAACACAACTGCTTGTAAAAAAATACAAACAATTTGAAAAAAGCTGCCATGAATTTATTAAAAAAGCTATCAAGATAGAGGATCGCGATGTTAAAGGCTTATCTGTTCCTTTCAAGTTATGGCCGGATCAGGAAAACGCACTAGAGACTTTTTTGAACGAGAGGCTAGTTATTGTTATGAAAGCTCGTCAGTTGGGTTTGACGTGGCTTGCTTTAGCTTATTCATTATGGCGTATGGTATTTCAACCAGGTTATTCAATAGTGGCTTTGTCAAAGCGGGAGGAACCAGATGCTAAAGAGCTAATTAGAAGGTTAAAATTTATGTTAAAACATCTTCCTAGTTGGCTTATCCAAGAAAAAGGCAAGGCATGCCCAGGTTGGAATGGGCCAGTATGGGAAACAACCGTGATGAGTGTTACCATCACTCACCCTGGCGACGAACCATCCGTATTTCAATCTATGACAGCAGCCCCTGATTCAGGAAGGTCGTTTACCGCTAACTTGATTATCTTGGACGAGTGGGCACACCAGGTCTGGGCTAAGGAGATTTGGGATGCTGGTTATCCTGCTGTTAACAGGCCAACAGGCGGGCAGGTGTTAGGTATAAGCACGAATAAGAGGGGATCATTTTTCGAGTTTACTTACCGGGAGGCTATGAGAGGGGTTAATAATTTCAAGAGAGTGTTTTTAGGTTGGTTTGCTGATCCTAGAAGGGATCAGAAATGGTACAACGACACGAAACAAGACTTGCCGGATAGTATTTATCAAGAATATCCAGCTTCAGAAGAAGAAGCTTTCTCTGCTGGTGAAGGTACGGCCTTTCCAGAGTTCTCCAGGAGTATACACGTATGCAAACCATTTGAAATACCGACATATTGGCGAAGATGGCGGGCTAACGACCCAGGTTATTCAGATCCGTATTTTTGGTTATGGTTTGCCGTATCAGAGGATGGAATTGTATACGTATATAGGGAGTTTACAAGAGACCCTAAAGATCCTAGATTTACGTATTCTGAACAAGCCAAACAAGTTACTAAAATAAGCAAGATGTTAGATGAAGGGCAAATGGTAGAAGAAAAGTATTCTTTCACGGTAACAGGCAGGGATGCTTTTAATAAAGACCCAGAAACAGGCAAGTCAATTATAGACTATTACAAACAAGGTGGGGTAAGAAGTTGCATCCCACCCCCCAGGGGCAAGAATACGGATAGGATACACCGGAAAGCAACTTTACACGAATACTTAAAACCTTACGATGATAAAAATAAGGGTAAAAAAACTGCCAAATTACAGATATTCGAGAACTGCCATACCCTGATAGAAACCTTACCATTGTTAGTTAAAGATAAAAACGACCCGGAAAAAGTAGCCGATACATCAATTGACCACGGGTACGACTGTTTGGGAATGGGGCTGGTAGCTTGGCACTCCAAATATAGCAAAAAACCGGACAATAAAAAAGAAGGCGTAATTGCACGCCATAAGAAAAAATTGGCAAGAATGAGGGTCAGGCGGGTTTTGAGTTAACGTACTGAAGGTAAACCTTAATTAGATCTTCTAGGATAGAGTTCACGCTTCTGGCTTCAATATTGGCCCTTATTTTTAGGTTTTTAAGAAGCTCTTCGTCTATAGTGGTGGTAAATTTTCTTTTCATGTTATCACCCCGTATATAAGTATAGCATACGTAAACGCGATTTGCAACTTACGTATGTAAGGAGGTTGCACTATGCCGAATATGAAATTAGATCAACCCCTTTATAAATATCCTCTTATGCCTAATGTTTATACTGGCCCACAGCTACCTTATGGTACGCGGCCACAAGGTGGTGCTCCTGCTCCATTTTGGTATATGCAAAAAAGACCAGAAGAACCTATGCGAACAAGGGCATTAAGGGCTGTGTTTGAGCAAGCAGCCAAGCCGGTGCAGCAAAGAGTTAATAGAAGTAGGCATCCGTTTGCCAAGTACAGGGGTTACTAAAAGGGGGTGAAAATGTGTATTCTAAGGATAAATTGCAAATATTTAAAAACAATAATCCGGCTGTTAGATGTGAAACATTCTGTTGTTATAAACCTGCTGCATATTTTATTGGCAGGCCAGATGGCCCAAGAAATTTGTTCTTAAACCTGTGCCAGGAGTGCAAAGATTCACTTATTGATTCTATTATCCATAGTGAAAAAGAAGCCTTACTCAATCGTATTAAAGAAATAGAAAAACAAGAACGAGAAGAAAGGGAAAAACAGGAAGGCAAGGAATATACTTGTAAATACTGCGGGAAAGTATTTTACAGTGCGCTGGCCCTGGCTAACCATGTTAGGTTAGAGTGCAAGGAGGCGAATAAAACTGCTACCGTTTAATATTATCGTCGTAGTTTTCTTGATCTTACTTGTCTTACAAGATTTAAGACATGCCAAAGAAAGAAAGGATTTATATAATCGTATCATGGCCAAAGATCTAAATGAGTACAGATCGCTTGGCAAGCGTGATCCCCCTAAGAGCAGGAATTTTTTACGTAGGGGTGAGGAAGAAGGTGGTAAGTGATGGCGATTATGTTACAACCGACTGATGAATTTAAGTCACAGGATATGCTTGTTTCTTTCGTGGAGGAAGAGTTTGCCAGGAGAAGGGATGAGCGTCGGCCTTTTGAATTGCAATGGCAGCTCAACACCGCCTTCATTGAAGGGAATCAGTTTTGTGAGATCAATCCTGTAGGCATGAGTATCCAAGAAATTCCTAAATTATATGATTGGCAAGAAAGGGAACCGTTTAACCAGATTAGTCCTATTATCGAGACTCGCATTGCCCGATTAAGCAGGATGAGGCCTATCTTGAAAGCCCGCCCTGGCACTAACTCCATGAAGGATATACGAGCTGCTAAAGTAGGTACACATCTTCTTAAAAATTACTATTACGAAGAGGGCATACAGGGTAAGATGGCTGATATTTACGCCTGGATGGAAGCTATGGGTAGTTGTTTAATGAAAAATATTTGGAATCCCGAAAAAGGCGAACTGGTTGGTATGGCTCAGTATATACACGATAACAAAGGCAAGGAAGAAATCATGGAGGTAGAAATCCGCGAGGGTGATCTTGAATCTATTGTTGTCCCAGCAGTTGAGGTCTTTCCTGACTCCAATTATCGGCAAGACGTGCATAATTGTAAATCTATTATCCATGCCAAGGCTTTTCACGTTGACGAGATCGAAGAGGCCTGGGGTGTAAAAGTATCTCCCGAAGATACGTCGGCTATGAAACTGCAGAGAGTAAAAATTGGTACAGGGGGGCTAGGTTATGGTTTAGGCGGGTTTAATTATATTACTATGAGGTTAAAAAGCCATGCCGTTGTTAAAGAGTATTGGGAAGTGCCTACCAAGAAACACCCAAACGGCAGACTTATTATTGTTGCGGGGAAGAAATTATTATATGCTGGCCCTATGCCTTATCCTGTGGGCAAAGAGGGTAGACTTATTTTCCCAATTACAAAAGTAGACTGTATTAAAAGACCCGGTGTATTTTGGGGTAAGTCAGTAGTAGAAAGGCTTATTCCTATTCAGAGGCGTTATAATGCTCTGAGAAATCGGAAAGCCGAATATTTAAACCGCTGTGCCATCGGTCAGTACTGGGTAGAAGAAGATTCAACCGATCTTGATATTTTGGAGAAAAATATCGGTTCACCCGGGTTTATTGGTGTTTATGAAAGGGGATCAAGACCGCCGGAGGAAAAACAAAATCCGCAACTTCCGGTGGCGTTTGATACGGAAGAAGCTTCGTTAATGCAAGAATTTAATGTTCTATCTGGTGTGTCAGATCTTTCCAGGCAATCCAAGGCCCCTCCCGGGGTAAAGTCAGGGGTAGCTTTATCTATTGCCCTAGAACAAGATGATACGAGACTATCATCTACTGCCTCCAATGTGGAGGCTTTTTTAATTGAAAACGGACGTATATGGTTGAGGCTTTATAAAGCTTTTGCCAAAGGCGTTAGAACATTGAGGACAATAGGTGAAAACAATATCGTGGAATTGATAGACTGGACGGGTGCAGATATTACTTCAGATGATGTAATGGTAGAAGCATTCTCTGCATTAGCTGAATCTCCGGCTCAGAGAAGGCAGATGGTATTTGACCTATTAGCTTCTGGTTTGTTCCATGATCCCGAGACTGGGAAAATTTCCAAAGAGATGCGTTCCAAAATATTTGAGATGATCGAGATGGGTACTTGGGAGACCGCTGATGATGCGGAACAATTGCACATGTCCCGAGCGGATCGGGAAAATTTAACTATTATTCAGGGAGGTACAGCAAGAGTAGTTTCTTATGACGATCATATTTTACATTTGTCGCGCCATAACAAGTTTAGGTTGTCAGTGGAGTACGAAGAAATGGTTAAACAATACCCGCAGCTTGAACTAATCTTCCAGGAACACACTGATCAGCACTTGATGTATATGTTGCCTTCACCAGGGCAAATGCCAGAACCTGGCCAAACATCAGAAGGCCAGCCCGAGCAAGGGGGTGGTGGTATGATTGCCGCTACTTGAAGGTAAAAAAAATGTAAGTAGGAATATATCGGAGTTAATGGCAGCGTATAAGCGAAAGGGGAAAATAGGAGAAACAAAACCTAAATCTAAAAAACATGCCTTACAGATGGCAATAGCTATCGCCCTTAATAAGGCAAAAAAATGATGCCAGCGAAAACGTATAAACGCCGCTGGTTTTTTACTTTAAGGAGGAATAACGATGTCCGACAACCTCAAGATGGGGCCGGTAAACTTGCAATTTTTCAGTGAACCTGCACAACCGGCAGAACCGGCGCAGGAACCACAGGTGTCGCAGGAGCCTCAAGGCGAACCACAAGAATCGCTTTTAGATTTCCTGCAAAAACAAATGGAACAAGATTCCACAGAACCACAACAGGAGCCACAACAAGAACTTCCTCAGCCTCAACAAGCACCTGAATTACCAGAAAAACTGAGGGGCAAAAGTGCTGAGGAAATTGCCAGGAGCTATCTGGAACTAGAGAAAAAACTTGGCGAACAGGGGAACCAAATACACCAAACTCAACAGCAATATCAGCAGGCACAACAACAGCTTCAGCAGATGCAGTCTTATATCCAGCACATGATGGGGATGCAAAAAACGCAACAGTCGCCAGAAGATATTCAGAAGCAAAACGAAGAATGGCTGAACAAGTTTTATGAAAACCCGTTAAGCACTTTATCGAGTGTTATCCAACAGAATGTTCAACGGGCCGTGGAACCTATCAGCCAATGGTTACAGTACAAAGAACAGGTAGATAATTACAACAAACAGGTGCAGCAAGTATCGCAGAAATATTCGGATTTTAGCGATCTTCTTCCAGAGATGGAACAGATTGTCAAAGAGCAGGGGGCTTATTTAGCAAACCTCCCCAATGCGGTAGAAACAATTTACGAGAAAGCAAAAGCCAGAAAAATACAAGCTTTGCCTAATATAGAACAACTTTTGCAAGACCCGCAAAACAGGCAAAAAATACTTCAAGATGAGAGTATCAAAAACGAGATCTTGAAGAATTATGCCCAGGGTGTCAAGCAAAATCAACCGCCAATTGTAATAGGTAGCCAGCCTGGGGAATTGCCATCTTCGCCTCCAGTGGAAATGAAAGATTCAAAAGATACTAGGAAAGCATTAACATCCTACCTCCAAAAGATTGTGGGGGGTGGGAACAGATAAGGAGGTAAATTCATGTTATTAAATATGAATAACATTTCGGAGGCCCTGAAGGTCTTGTATCTTCCGCGCCTGCGGTATCAATTTAATGATCAGGCGAGTGCTCTTTTAGCCCAGATAGAAAAAAATTCGGATAGTGTAGTGGGATCTGAGATCCGCATGGCTTTAAGATATGGTCGTGTTGGTGGTATAGGAAACCGTGACGACGATGGTACACTCCCTACCCCGCGTGCACGTCAGACCAAGCAGGCTGTGTGGAAAACGAAGAATATTTTTGCCCGTTTTCAATTAACTGATAAGACAATTGCAGCTTCTAAAACTTCGGTGGGTGCTTTTGCTAATATGCTTGAGCAAGAAATTACCGATTGTGAAACTGACGGAAAGCTAGATCTTTCCCGCCAGGTACTAGGTGATGGGATAGGAACATTGGCGACTTTAACGGCGGCAGCAGCTACAAATCAAGCAGTGGTAGCGGTAGATACTACCATGTATCTGGCCGAGGGGATGCTGGTAGATTTTCTTGTACCGGCTACTGGTTTACCTACTGATGCTGCACATTTAGGGTTAGAGATCCTTTCGGTAGATTCACCTACTCAGATAACGCTGAAAGAAAATATTACTGAGGCCAATATTGCTGATGAGAACATAGTTGTAATAGCAGGTAACTTGGATGCGGCAGCTCTTGCAGCAGGTGGTAGGGAATTGACTGGTCTTGCTAAAGTGGTTTCAAAAGACAATACGCTGTACGGAATTAACCGTGGCACAGCTGGTAACAAGTGGTTAAATGCTAATGTTGTTGCTGTAAATGGCCAAATTTCCGAGAACAAAATCCAACAGGCTATAGATGCGGTAGAAACCAAGTCTGGTTCTGAAACCAATTTCCTGTTTTGTTCCAAGGGCGTGCAACGTGCTTATGCAAACTTGCAAACAGCTATGAAACAACATGTTAATACGCTTGAGTTAGAGGGTGGTTGGACAGGCCTCTCTTATGCAGGTGGTAATAAGCCAATTGCTATTGTGGGAGATAAGTATGTACCTGGGGGTTATATGTACGGACTTGATTTAAGTGATTGGACGATGCACCAAATGGAAGATTGGGGTTGGTTGGACAAAGACGGGGCTATGCTTTCCCGAGTAGCCAATAAAGCCGCCTGGGAAGCTACACTGGTGAAATACTGTGACTTAGGTTGCCAGCGGCCCAGAGGACAGTTTGTATTAACTGGGATTACAGAAATGTAGGGAAAAGGGCCTCTTATGGCCCTTTTTCTATATGGGGGTGTAATAATGGCTATTAATATAGCTGTCAAAAGGCGTAAGAAGTTTTATAACGGGTATATGATTACCGCTGATATTACCCTGGACAATAATTATCCAGTTGGGGGTTGGGAAATTAAGCCTTCCGCATTGGGTCTAAGTATGTTTGATATGGTGTTGTTGGAAGATACATCAGATTATGTCGTAAAATTTGACAGCGCTAACAACAAAATAAGAGCGTTTGAGCTTGATACAACTAATGACGTGTTAAGTGAGTTGGCTGAAAAAGCATCCGATCTTAACAATAAGGTTATTAGGGTAATTGCTATTGGTTATTAAAAGGGGGGGGAAACCCCCTCATTTGTTTTGAGGTGATATAAATGGCTGATGAAACCATGCTTGTCAAAGTTACTGACGGTTCTATGAAAGAGCTTAAACTTGTGGAATTAAGTGACGGGACATACGCTGTTGCTGTTGTAGTTATAACGGAAGAGGAAGAGGGGAGCACATAACAAGATGGGGTATAAGGATGAAATTAGATACAGGTTACAAGATAAACCGTACTTGAGGCCTGTTTATACCAATGTTTATTTTATTCCAGAAAGGTTGAGGCGTATAGACCCCAACCTTTTTGTTGTTTTTAATCGCAAAACGCAATGGTACGAGATTCACTCTTTAGCTAATAAAGGGGATACGTTTGCTTTATTAGTTCCATTTAGCGAGCTAGATGGTCGTTGCGAAGAACATGTAAAAAAATTTGATTTAAAGCGGCATGGTAAGCAAATATTCCAACATATAGAAGATCAAAATGAAAAAAAAGAACGGGCTATACAACGGGAAAGAAGTAATTATGCTCGTAACTTGGCAGATGAACTTTATAAACCTGTGAAAAGATTAGCCTGGTGGGGTGAGTAGGGAGGCGTTATAGATGAAACCAGAAGAAATGTTCCAGGCTGCGAAAGAATTATGCCAAGAAGAGTTTTCGCCTGAAACGTGGTTGCGCTGGTTTAATGAAGCTTTAAGTGATCTTGCCCCTGTGTTGAGGTTGGAGACGTACGAAGAGTTTAACATAAACAATGCTAATAGCAGAGAGCTGCCGGGGGATATTTACAAGATTGTCAAGTTTAAGTTAGATGACCTGGATCTTGATGAAGTGGGTATTGACGATAAAGATAAGAAAAATGCTTATTGGGTGGGGGATAATCAGGTTTGTTTCCCAGAAAATAAGACTGGTAAGCTTAAATTATGGTATCACCGCCGCCCGGCCAAGTTTACCCTTGGTTCTTCAAGGCCAGATATTCAGGAAGGTTATGAGGATGTTATACTTTTATATGCAGCGGCCAAGGCGAATGCTCCAGACAGGTGGCTGGATAGTAAGAATGACTTTTACCGTGAATATATGACTCGCAAAAGCCAGATCAATTTGGAACGAGGCAGGCAGAAAAGGCGTGCTCGTTATGCCAAAGCTACACCGTTTACTTCCCCTGGAAGGTGGCGGTAAGTATGGCCAACAGATCCATGGTATTGTACCGGAAATTTGAAAGGCTCAATGAGGTGGCGTCCCCAGAAGAATTACAAGATAATGAGTTGCAAGAAGCAGAGAATGTTATCTATGACGAGGCGGGAGGAATTTCCAAGCGCAAGGGGATCAAAAAAGTAAATGAAACTGCTTATGATACAAACCCAATTAACAGGCTAATTGATTATAGCAAGAAAGAACAACTCCTGGTAGCTAGCGGCACAACTTTAAGGGAAATAGACGGCACGGTAATTACCGATGGTACAGATCCGGTTGTTTTTAAGAATACGAATTTTGGCTGGGAAGTGTTTTCGGACGGGAAATTATACCTCGTAAATGGCGATAATTATTATGTTTACGATGGGGAAAAGTGTACAGAAGTTACACCACACGATAGCACCAGTCTGGATCATATCAAAAGATGTAAGTATTTGGTACAAAGAGGCCAGAGGCTATTTGCTGCAGGAGATCCCCAAAACCCCAACACAATATATTTCAGTGAGATTGGCGCGGCCAACCATTTCCCTGATTTGAATACTATCGACGCTATTTCTGATGATAACGACGTAATAATGGGCCTGACCGAGTTTCACCAGGCTATGGTGGCATTTAAAAAACATCATATTTATTCTTGGTTTGGTTGGAACCCGGAGGAGGATGTACGTTTCGACAAAATAAACGTGCATACTGGTGCTGTGTCTTTCCTTACTATTAAAAGGGTTTACAATTTTCTTTTTTATATGGGCGAGGATGGCGTTTATGCTTTGCACGGGCTAGAACCTGATTATATTTCCAGCAACAACTTAACGGATGAGGTTTTAAAGCGTCGTTTTTCTGGGCTTATTGATACAGACAAGGCGTGTGCAGCATTTTATGATGGAAAGTATTTTTTATCAGTAAAAACGGAAGGGACATCAAATGATTTAGTGTTGGTATTCGACTTTGTTAGGAAGGCCTGGTCTCCCTGGACAGGTTGGAAGGCATCGTCTTTTGCTGTGTACGAAAATCAACTGTATATTGGTTCGAGCGAAACAGGGCAAGTGTACGAGCAGCATGACAAGTATAATGATGATGGGAAAGCAATTCACTATAAGCTAAAGACAAAACCTTTCCCGTGTAACTACCCGTTACAGTATAAGAAATTCAATTATTTCAATTTGTTTGTGGGTGAAGATGCCGAGAATAATGAAATTGTTGTAACCTTGTTATGCGACAACAAGTATATTCAGCTTATGAATAATGTGCAGCTAAATACTGTAAGAGTGCCCGGGGCAAATATGTTTGACGAAGAAGTACCCGAGGGCAGGACAAGACTTTATTACAAAAAGGCCCGTATACTTGCCAAAAGTTTACGGGTACAAGTATTGATTGAGAATAATGAGGTAAATGAACCTGTCACCATTTATGGGATAGGCTTTCAGTTTTGGCCTGTAAGAGTATAAGGAGGTTATAAAATGTTTTGGATTATATTGGTGGTAATTGTTTTTGCCACATTGTTTCCCTTGCTGAAGAAGAGATCACCTTCTGTTGCTGGGCATGAGCGATTATCTAGGACAGGTATTGTCGTAGCTGTGCTGAATGGCCCCAATGGTAAGAGGAAATTTGTCTGTAAGAACATTATAACTGATGCGGGTGATATTTTTTATGCTCAGAGGGGTGCAGAGGAAACACCAGATAATAATTTTGCCAACTTAGTCCTGGGTTCCACAGCTACACCAAATACAAGCAAGACTTCTACCACGTCTAGTATTACGGAGATCAACAATACAGAAAAGGCTCCATCGTCAGGTTATCCAAAGACAAATGATGATGATGCCGATAACGGTTACGGCGGAGAAAATGTTGTAACATGGAAGTATGCCTACGGCAAGGCCGATTTTAACGCGGCTAGCATTACGGAAGGAATTATTAAAAAAGCAGCTGCAGGAGCTGGCCAGCCCGTGTTATGCCATTTTGCCTTTCCTTCCTCATTTGAAAAAACAAGTAATGATACGTTAAGTATATTCGTGAATCATAAGAGCGAAGGGCAATAAGGAGGATCTTAAATGGCTAATACTCCATTTGTAGATAAAGGAACGCAGGAGATCATTTCTTCCTACGTAAATGGTCTGCAAGATGCAGTCAATAAAATTGAACAGTCTCTTAACATGGACACGGAAGAAAAAGAAAACCAGCCCCTTACACTAATTGAAGATACTAAGGGTAAATTTAGGATTGCTCAGGCCATTTATAAAAACTGGCTCACTGATCCTGCCCCGGTGATTGAACAAAATATTGGTACTTGGACTACTATTACTGAAGGGTTTACTATTGACCACGCTGGTGGGGCTTTAATTTTTCTCGAAGATCAGGCGGGGAAGGAATTCAGGGCTAGTTTTACTTGTATCAAGAATACTTCAGAACACAATTCACTTAAAGCAAGTTTTGATAACCATTCTACAAGACATGAATCCGGTGGGGCAGATGAAATAAACCTGGAAGATTTGCAGGGCGAGAGTGCTGCGCATAAGGCGCATAAGTACGGAGAAATGCCACACTTATATGGGGAGAGGTTCGCCTGGCAGTATAACCCCGATACTGATTCCCTCGACTTGGTGGTGGTTTAATGAAAGTGGCAAGTTTTAAAAATGATGGTGATTTGTTATTAAAAGATGAAATTATAGAGATGCCCCTGACAAAATTAGAACATACTAAGGCTGATTTTGAGCAAGGCGAGCTTAATAATGTAATAGTAGAAAAGGATTATTTAAAACTTAGAATTAAAAACTTTATGGCAGAAACAGAACCGTTTTGGAGCAGCTTGAGTGGTTGGGGTATGGGGCAATTATTGGGAGACGGGGATGGCTTTAATCGTGTTTGCAGATTTAGCAATTCTTCAGCTTCTAATCCTTATTGGGTGGTTAATATCCCAATTGCAGGTGGTAAAAAATATACTTTAAGGATATGGATGCGTAAAGAAGGAAATGGTAGTATCTCAGCTTTTTATATAAGAGATAACACAGGCACAGAAAACAACCTAGGCTCTGTACCTATTAGTAACGGATGGTCTTATCAGGAAGTATGTTTTACATCGAATGTAGAAGCAACACATTTAGTAAGAGCTTCAATACAAATGAGTAATGTAGATAGCAATACTATTCTTGAGGTAGCGGATTGGGAAGTTATAGAAGATGATGGGGCTTTAGAACCTTCTGGCTTCCGCGTTTCCCCGCCTCTTGACCTCTCCAGTATCGCTAAGGTAAAGACCAGTCAGATAAGCTGGCTAACATCTCTTCCTGTTAGTGAAGATGTTGTGCAACCTACCTTCTCCCGCGATTCTACCGCCTACCTTTCCGACGGCACAGAGGTTGCCGCAGGGGTGGCGAGGTTCGAGGCGGGCCAGTTCGGTCAGGCGGTGATGGTGGAGGAGGGGACGGTAAACATACTAGATTATGATTCTAGCTTTATAGTTTGGGGAAGCAATGGTAGTAACATGGCTTCTCTTACAACTAAACTAGATAAGCATAGTTTTAAAGTCCAGGGCACGTCAACTGTCCCCGGTGCTTATGCCTATGTATATCCTAACTTTGTTACTCAAAATACTCATCATTCCTTGT